AAACTTGTCCACGACTTGTCTGAAGCTTTCCAGTACTATTTGCTCAAGTCAAGCAACACCATTGCAAAAGAAAAAGGCAAGTGCGAATATTTTAATCGCACCAAGTATGCAGATGGTATCCTCCCAATCGACACTTATAAGAAAGACGTAGATGATATAGTACCTAACGAGTTGAAGTATGATTGGGAGCATCTTAGAGAGTCTATCGTGGAACACGGTCTTAGGCACTCAACACTGTCCGCACAAATGCCTTCGGAGAGCAGTTCCGTTGTGTCAAATGCAACCAATGGAATCGAGCCACCTAGAGACTACTTGTCCACTAAGAAATCAAAGAAGGGGCCTCTTAAACAGATAGTCCCTCAGTATGGAACTCTTAAGAACAATTACACGTTACTCTGGGATATGTCTGGGAACACTGGGTATATTAATATTGTTGCTGTTATGCAGAAGTTCTTTGATCAAGCAATTTCTGGAAACTGGAGTTATAATCCACAACATTATGCTGATTCTGAAGTTCCTGTATCAGTAATGGCACAGGATCTACTATCAACATATAAGTATGGTTGGAAGACATCTTACTATCAGAATACATATGATTCTAAGACTGACTTTGATGAACCTGCACATCCAATTGGGTGGCATGATGAACAGGACAAGAAAGAATCTATACATGATTTGATCGACGATATATTCCAAACCGAGGAGGAAGCTTGTGACAGCTGTGCAATCTAATATTAAAGGTATGACAGTCTTTAATACAACAAAGACTAATACATCCAAAGGACAAATGTTCTTTGGTCCTCCATTAGGAGTCCAGCGATACGACAAGTTTAAGTATCCTATATTTGACAAGTTAACACAGACACAGTTGGGATTCTTCTGGAGACCAGAAGAAGTGTCCTTACAGAAGGACAGAGCAGACTATCAACAGTTAAATGCAGCACAGAAACATATATTTACCAGCAACCTTAAGTACCAGATCCTCTTGGACAGTGTACAAGGTCGTGCTCCTGGTATGGCCTTCATGCCATACTGTTCATTACCTGAACTTGAAGGTTGCATGAATATATGGCAGACTATGGAGATGATTCATAGCAGATCATATACACACATCATTAAGAATGTATATTCAGATCCATCTGATGTTTTTGATACTATACTGGAGGATGAGAGAATAATTTCTCGTGCTGAGTCAGTCACTAAAGCATACGATGATTTCATCAACTATGCACAGGAGTGGGGCAATAGTAATCAATGGAGAAGAGATTCAGCAGGATCTCCATCAGTTGAATGGACACGTAAGGAATTAAAAAGATCACTTTATAAGGCAGTAGCTAATGTCAACATTTTGGAAGGTATTCGATTCTATGTCTCTTTTGCTTGCTCTTTTGCTTTTGGTGAACTTAAATTACTGGAAGGGAGTGCAAAGATCATCTCACTCATTGCAAGAGATGAGTCACAACACCTCGCCATTACTCAAAACATACTGAATAAGTGGAAAGATGGTGATGATGAGGACATGATAGATATTGCTAAGGAAGAAGAGGAAAATGTCTATCAGATGTTTAGAGATTGTGTTGAAGAGGAGAAGGAATGGGCTGAGTATCTATTCAAAGATGGTTCTATTATTGGTTTGAATGATGTACTACTACAGAAGTATGTTGAATGGACTGCTAATCGTCGTCTGAAGGCCATAGGATTGAAACCTATATTTGATACACCATTAGCAAACAACCCACTACCTTGGACTGCACACTGGTTGTCTTCTAAAGGTATGCAAGTAGCACCACAAGAGACTGAAGTAGAATCTTATGTTGTTGGTAGTATTAAACAGGACGTTAAGAATGATACTTTCTCAGGGTTTAAATTATGAGAAAGAAAACAGGTGATAAGAAACATTCTAATAAGAAACCTGACTGGGATGACTCCAATTGGAGAGAAGAATACAAGAACTATACTTCTAGTAAGTATGAGTTAGATCTTCTTGAGAATGGACCTCATAGTTTATCTCAATCATGGGTCTTAGGTGCAATGCATAATAAATGGATGAGGATGAAAGGATATAAATATCCCGACCCACCAAATGTATCTTCTTCATTGAAAGAATTCTTTGCTAAAACAAAGGATCAAGGTATTTAATAAATAGGAGTTAGTGAAATGAAAATTTTAGGATGGAAACCACCGCAAAGACCGCAGTGGGTGAAGGAGATTATGAGAACCCCTGGACCTATCAAGGTACAACTTTTACTTCTGACGACATTAACGATTTCTTCGGTTACGTCTACAGGATTACTAATTTGCGAACGAATAAGAAATACATCGGACGTAAATACTTCATCCAACGTAGAAAGCCTAGAGGTGGCAAACGACGAGTTACGTCTGAGAGTGACTGGAAGAAGTACTACGGAAGTTCTCCAGAGCTTAAAGCAGACATTAAACATTTTGGAAAACCACTCTTTAAGAGAGAAATCTTAAGCCTACACAAGACTCTAGGTAAAGTTAATTTTGAAGAGACCAGACAATTATTTCTAAACAATGTTTTAACAGAATCATTGGAAGATGGGAGTCCAGCGTTTTATAATAGTAATATCTTAGGACGTTACTTCAGGAAAGATTATTTTACAGAGCAATGTTAATAGTAAGATGTTGTGTATGTGGTACTGAACTTCATGCACACAAGACCAAGACAAGATGCTGTGGTTGTTCAAATATGACGACAGTAACAGGTGAAAATGTATCAGCATTAGACCTTTCTAAAGTTGAAATGTTAAATCATGTAAACAAATATAAAAAAACCAACATATTATCCCCAGAGGATCTAAAATACCAAGAGGCTCGCCGTCAAAGGAAAGTCCGTAAATTACACTTCGAGGAACGATGATAAATCTGGATGAGAGATTCCATAGTTACCTGGAAACAGGAAGGACTAAGACCTTTAGAATCGATGGTGTCGATGAACCTCTTACTGGATATGGATTCCATTGTGATGGTTCGGACATCGTTGGATATTGGGTAAATACAACCAATTATAAATTGTTTTATAATTTAAACGAACAGTTCCTTAAAATGGAACCACTAAACAAAGAATGAAATTATTAATTACATGCCTCATTACACTGTTTTTTGCTTTACCAGTGATGGCAGTGGACATACAAATGGGTTCAGGTGGAAACTTAATTTTTGAACCAAACGAGGTGACCGTTTCAGCAGGAGAAACCGTCACCTTTGTTAATGGAGATCTTCCTCCACACAATATAGTATTCTTGGAACATCCTGAACTATCACATCCTGACCTAGCATTCATGGGTGGTGAAAAGTTTCCAGTTACATTTGACAAGCCAGGCGATTATGAGTTTCAATGTGAACCTCATGCTGGTGCTGGTATGAAAGGCGTTATTCACGTATCATAATGAAAATTTTTATTGACAGTGCAGACACTGAAGCGATTAAGTCTTGTTATAAGACAGGAATTATTGATGGTTTAACTACTAACCCATCTCTTATTCGTAAGAGTGGTAAAAAACATGAAGATGTATACCAAGAACTTAAGGATATTGGTCTTACTGATATCAGTATGGAGGTTATAGGTAGTAAAGAGAATATGATCTCTGAAGGAAAGAGACTATATAAGAAGTTCGGTAAGGTTGCTACCATTAAAGTACCTTGTACTCCTGATGGTCTTGCTGCATGTAAAGTATTGGTAGATGAAAGTAATATAAAAGTTAATGTAACTCTTATATTCTCACAGTCACAGGCCATACTTTCTGCTAAAGCAGGAGCAACTTACGTGTCACCATTCGTAGGAAGAGTGGATGACAATTCCTTTGGTGGTCTATGTCTCGTTAAAGATATCGCTAATGTTTATCTAAGACATTCTATTGAGACCGAGGTTTTAGCAGCATCACTTAGAAATGTAAGAGATGTTGGTAGAGCATTTGAGTATGGAGCAGACATTGTTACCATGCCACCAAAAGTATTCGACGGAATGTATAAACATATTCTGACGGATCAAGGTTTAGATACGTTCGATAAAGATTACGCAGCATCCATAGAACAATAAACACATGCAAAATTTCACCGTATACTCTAAAGATGGTTGTCCATATTGCAAGCAAATTATAGATGTACTTGGTCTTTCTGAACTAAGATATGTTGAGTATAAACTCGACATAGATTTTAGTAAGGAAGCATTCTATGGTCAGTTTGGTAAAGGTGCTACGTTTCCACAGGTCGTATTGAATGGAGAGAACCTTGGTGGATGTCAAGAGTCTATAAGATACATGCAAAAAGAAAACATATGTTGTAACGTATAATGAAAGAAATATCTGAAGCAGAATTGGAGGCAAACTTTGAAGACTACGTAGAACGTTGCGAAGAAGGTGAAGTTTTTATCATCAAGTGTCTTGATGGTAGACAAGTGGCGATGGTTCCAGCAGATGAATATGCTGATGTGTTACCAAAACCACTTGACAAAGATGCCGATTCGTGCGATGATGTGTGGGATTAGTCCTCTATAAAAATATAAATTGAACTGAATAATTATGTTGGATGTGCTGAGTGCGATCCTACAGAAGGAACTCTACATGGGTTACATCTTTGGGATCATGATTCTAGGTGGATTCATCAGACAGTACCATGTACTTGATGATGTCTACTCTCTAGCTAAGAGGTATGTTAAAGATAATCGTGTTATGATTATCATTACCTCTATCTTTGGTGGAATACTACCTAT